TTGGTGGTGACCACGACTTCTTTCGTTGTGTGGTTTTTCGATTATACTCCTCTCTTGGAGTGCGCTCTTCAGACATATAAATATCCTCTAGTTATTTGCAGACATATCCTTAACCAATTGGTTAGCATATTGTTCTGGCGTTACCCCAAGACGCTTTGCGAGGGCGACTTGAGTTGCTGTAAGCTGTACTTTGCGTGGTTTTGCACCATTATTGCGTGTAGCAGGTGCAATCACGGAACTTTGGGAATTAGAGCTTACAGCTTCTTTTTCTTGACTCCCAAAGAAATCTGGAAATACTGACTTCATTCTTGAATCTATTCTTTCATAGTATTCATCAGAAGCAGGATTAATGTTTTCTTCTCTTACTAATTTTTCATGCACACCATATGCAAAGCTAGTCATTTCAGGATCATTACCAAACCATTGGTTTTTTGCTTGCCATGAAATTGCTTTATCATCAGGTCTTGGTGGCACTTGTTGTTGAGGAACAAACTGTTCTTGTTGTTGTGGGACAAATTCTTCCTCTGGAATCCTTGCATTAAATTGTTCAGCACTAGCCGCATCCATAGTTGCTCTAGTTAAAGCCTCTTGAGCAGACATAATTTGTTCAGCATTTCCATCTTCGTATGCTTTTTTATATCTTTCTTGTGCAGCTTGTTTAGCAAACTCTGCTCTTTCTTCGGCTTGTTTCCCAAGATATTGCTGACCATCATTAACCAATCGGCTTAAACGATCATTTTCAGACTTTATTTGCTGTGCATATTTAATTGCTTCATCACGAAGTTTTGCAGCTTGTTCTTTCTGCCTTCTTTCTTCGTGGTGTTTTGCTGTTAGTTGATCAATTCTTTTTTGAACGCCTTTATCAACATTCAATATTTCTTCATCAACTGGCTTGTCTTTAACATCTTCAGCAAAAACCTTTTCTTTCTTTTCGGGTTTTGTTTCAACATCATCGACAATTTCAATATCAATTTCATTTTCAGAGTCAACAACCTCATCTGGCTTAGAGCCAATCCTAGATTTAATACCTAAAAATTTCTGTTCTGTACTCATTGTAGAGTTTTCGTTAGTATCGCTCATACTTTTTCTATCCCTCTGGGATCATCAACCACTGCTTCGACACTATCATCATTAATGATGCGAAATTCTTTCCCATGAATCTTAATTCGAGTGCCACTAAATGCACGAAACACAACAAAATCTCCTTTGGAACACCAAGCTCCAGTAGGAAAACGTGATTCGTCTTTGTAACAATCAGGTCCCATTTTTAAAACAAAACCTGTAATAGTGGCTACTTCTTCATTGCGAATGGTTTCATCCGCTTTCAAAATACCGCCTTCGGTTTTATCTTCTTTTTCAGGGATTGCAATTAGGATTCTATATCCTGTGGGTTCTGGCAACTGTGTTGCCTCTTTCTTTTCTTTCTCTATATCGAGAGCAGTATTCATGACCACCTCTTTGCACGAAATTATTAAAGGTTTTCGAGTTACCTTGCGGCACTATGCCGATTTAGAGTCGTTCTAATTCTTGGATTATATCTAAGAGTTCACGCTCTGCAAGGGCTAAGCCCTCGATCACACCAGATTGATGTTTATATTCATCAAAACTAGTACAACTTCCTGTAGCAATATTATCTGCCCTATCATTCATTAAGTCTCGTATTCTTGACTTAAATTTTTCAATCAGCATATCACTGCTCATTAGTATTGCCTGATGTTATAGTAGATGCAAGCCTTGATGCAATCTCTGCAGCTTTGGTTGCTTCTTCGCTTTCAATCTTTTCGCCCTCTACTTGAGCATCAATTACGTCACTAACCAGTTTTTGTTTTACACTGGCATCAGCAATTTTTTCTTGCGACCTAATTCTCTCAAGCTCAATAGCATCACGACTTTGAGATTTTTGCATATCAACTTGTGCGTCAACCATATCGGCTTGAGCCTTGCGTTGAACTTCAGCTTGTTTAATATCAAGCTCACGCATTTTTGCTTGAACCAATGGGTCTTGCATTTGTTCTTGAATTTGTTGTTGTTGCGCTTCTCTTTGATTTTTCTGCAATAATCTTTCCGCAGCTTCTGCAACCATAGATGACAATCGTTTCTCAATATCTTCTGGTAATGGCTCACCCAATGGCGGAAGCTCAATGCCCAATTCTTTTTCAATCTCATTACGATATTGAAATGCCAAATGTTCTCTTACATGAGACTCTAAAGATGCTTGTAGTAACTGCATACCCTGTGGGTTGTTTGCGCCCATTTGTGCCAACTCTGGGTCTTGTATAGCACTCATATGAACTCTAATGTGTGCTTCTTGATCCTGATATTCAAATGCTTTAACTGGCTCTCCATTAATCATATTCATATTTTCACTGACTGGATCAGCAGCTTTTACATCATCGCCTAGCGGAACAATCTTGTCTGCATCTCTAATGCCTAATGTATCTAGCATCTGCCTGTGTAATTCAGGCAAATTATAAATCTGTGGCGATTGTTGAGCCAACTGAAGTGCTGCTTGATACTGCATTATCCTTTGAGACATTGTTGCTGAATTTGGATCAGAAACAGGTTGCACATCAATTCTGTCATCAAAATCTTCCATTTTAATGTCAGACTCTGCATCAACTTCATAAGGATAAGATGGAGAGGTAAAGTCTTTAATTACATTAACCAAGATATTAAACTCTTGTTTCATTGAAGCGTGAAGCCTAGATTGTATAGCAGTCATAACCTTCATACTTCTTTCAAGAATCGCCAGTGTTGTTCCAACTGGAGCTTCTGAGTTCATGTCACTAACATTCAAATCTGATGCACTGGTAAACCTTCTTCCTTCTTCGACAATGTTTCCTAGCAACTGATAAAGAGTTGCTGAAGGTTCTTTGTAAGGAAGAAATGTAATGTTGTCCCTAATTGCACCACCGGGAATATCTACATCTCTAAACTCACCCGGCATAATTGGAGTATCATCCCCTTTAATTCTAAGCCCTCTGGACTTTAGACCACCCGGCAAGTTCGATAGTGTTCCTGCATCTACTAGCTGTCTTAATAAAGAAGTAGCAGATTTTGCCAATCCACCAATTAAATGCACTAAACCAAATCCATAAAACCCAAGACCCGGTAAATATTGATAATGTGCAAAGTGTTGGCGCATCATGCGATTATTATCTTCCTCATACCAATTTCTACGAATTGATAAGATGCTATTGCTTGAAACATCAATGGTAACTACATAAGGCAATGCAATGCCTGTCTCGTTTCCTTCCTCATCAGTATCTTCAAAGCCTTGTAAATCTAAGTTCACCATCATTTCTAACAGCGTATAACGATTATCGAAGTCATAAGTTGAGCTATCGCCTGTTAATTCATCGTATTTTTTACGAATATCATCTGGATCGGGCGATGGATCAGGCAAGTCAATGTCTCTATAAAAACCTGATACCTGTAATTTACGCACATCATTCGCATTCTTTTTCATAATGTGTGTAGATCGTTCTGCCATTTGAAGATCGGTTGCGCCATAAGACACAATAAAATCTTCAGCAGGAACAAAAATCGCACATGGTCTATCCATGTTTGGATCGTAATAAACTTTTCTAAATGCTGAACCCGCTAATGGCAAAGAAAACAAAAGTTTTTCAGTCTCAGTTCGGTATTCAGTCATTCTATCAGTCAATAAGTAGTTCATATATTCCTGAACTCTTTTTGATTGTTGTTCTTTTTCAGGAGTAACCTTGCCAAATATCTTAGTATTTACTGGTCCTGAAGCTGGAAATATCTCACCGACTGCCTGACTTTGAAATCGAACTACAGCCTCTGTAAGCATTGGATGAAACACGCCGCACGCTCCGGGCCAAGGTAAAGTTCGATCTTCAATCTTCAATCCCAACTGATCTAAACCTTTTATATAGGTTTCTTCCCAATCATTCCTAGAATCTCTATCGCCTTGATATTGACCAACAAGCTCTGTTGCTAACATTTGGAGATCATCTTCAGATATCTCTTCTGCTAGGTTTGCAAAAAAATCACCGCTTGGATCAAAAGCATTGGGATCAAAATCAATAATCATTCCACCATCTTCAGTCATCATTGCACCATTAGGCTCAATAATATCTATCTCAACGCTTGCTTCTAACTCACCTTCTATCGGTGTTGCTGGTGTTGTTCTTTCAATTGCCATAGTAATCCATTAATTATATTTTTGCTAAACGAGAAGGAAAATTACCAATTACTCCGCCCGCAGAAAAAGTTGAAATCCCCTCTTTTAAAACTTTTTCTCTCATTTCTGGGGTAATTTTTATGATGTTAGACTTGATCAGATTTCTTCTCCTATCTAAGCCTGTCTCTGGTGCAGCTAAAAATTTTTCTGTTCCTAAACCAAATGTATTATCAATATCTAAACTTCCTTTTTCAAACTCGCCACCATATTTCTTAGCCAGTTTCTGCATCGCAGAAGGTATCTTCTTATCATACAGCATTTCATAAAACTTGTGGTATCGATCACTGTATCTGTCTTTCATAGCGGCAGAAGTAGAAATAGAAATTGCATCTTTGCCTTCATCAATTGCATCAACCAATAAACTTTTTATCCCCATATTGTACCAATCGTCTTTGAATGGGTAGTTAGGAACTGCTCTGTCTGGGTTTATTGTGCTTAGTTCTTTAGAAATTTTTCTTGCTTTATCAACGCCAACATCTCTAATAAAATCAAAGGCTTCTTTATGCTCAAGATAGTATTGTCTATGTGTTATAAGTCCTGCTCTATCCTTTTCTAATAAAAATTTTGTAGTTTTATCTTTTGAGAGAATTTTTCCAAATTCCATCAAACCTTTTACCCGATCATAATCATTATCAATATCTTTTAACAAGTCCTTAATCATAGCAGTATTTGCAAAATCATGATCTTTAACAAAAGAAACCTCAACATCAGGATTTGGTTTTTTTATACCGGTCATTGTGCCCGTCTGTTCATAAGAGTAAGGCGTGTCCTTTAAGATATCATTGATTTTATTAAGGGTTTTTGTTTTTTGTTTTGATGAAGGAATATATCCATACCTTGATCCTTCTTTATGTAAATCAGACTGAAGCTCATCAATGTGCAAACTGCTAGAACCATTTTCTAAAGTTCGATCCCTTACTAATGCGTGTGCAATTTGATTTTCATCATCAAAATGACTCGAATAATTTATGCCCCCTACATTTTCTGGAGCATTTTCCCAATTAAATACAACTTCCCTATAGTTTTCACCGCCGGGTAAATTGTTATCTATGTATGACTTATATTGAATATCACTGTAAATATATTCTTGACCTTCTATTCCGCCAAAATCATATCCTTCTCTGGACATTGCATCTCGCAATTGAATCCTAGCTTCTGTGTTACTGTAAGGAACATCTCCAGTATCTATTCTTTTTCCATCAACGAAAATGCTGTAGCCAGTATCTTCATTTCCAAAAGCAAAGGTACTCGAATCTTCAGCAAATTCAATCATTTCGTATGGATTTTCTCGATACTCTTGTTTAGCCAATGAATCAGCAATCTCTTCATGCATTGTTTCTGGCACTTCATCCCAAGATTTTTTGTTTACATCCCATGCTTCATTGTAATGATCTAGTAATTCTTTTTGTATTTCTGAATCGTTTTTTTCAATATCATATAAATAATCATAGGTTTTATACTGCCAAAAATTTGAGCCATCCAAAGGATCGGTATCGGGAGTGCTTTCTAAAAATTCTAATACTGGACTGTCATCACCTGATATAACATTTTTTCTAATCTTTATTTGATTATCACTAACCCCACGCACAACTTCATCAATGCTTGCGTTTGGATTTGCTTCAATAAATTCATCAATACCTAAATATTCAAGCTCTTTTGGTTTCACTCCTTTGTTTGCAGAAGCATTAACCCACTCTGTAATCTGTTTTCCTTTTAAGTCTTTAGGTGCTCTATTTATCAAAGTCTCAATAGTGGGCGAAACAAAGTTCTCATCTCTTGCATACTTATTAACCAAGTCTGCTTGTTCAGACAAAGATGCAATTCCTTTTGATTTACTTGCTTTACCAGCAGCTCCAACGCCTTTTAATGTTGTTCCTACTATGACCCCTGCTGGTCCTGTAAATGGAGCAGAAGCATAAGCAGCATCCCCCAGAACGCCCATCGTTTGATACAAGGCATCCATGTATCTTTTGTTTTCTATGTTCTCCGAAAAACTTGGCAGTCTTTCAGTCGGAATCATATTCTCTTCAGTCGGTATCTGTGGATATAAACCAAAGTAATCAGTCAATCCAGAACTCGGAGCCATCAATCCGCCCAACCAAGCAGCTTGAGCACCTAATTTTGGGAGCTTCTCTTTTATCTGTTGCTCTCTTGCTTGACGATCTAAATCTCTTTGCAGAAATCTTTGCTGTCTTTGTTCTGTTGTTTCTGCCATTAGTAATACTCTGCTTTACCTGCGTAAAAAGGTTCATCTTCTTCATCGGAGTAAAGACTGACAAATCCACCTTGTCTAAATCTTAATAAAGCCTGAGTGCTTGAATCCACTAAATCGTCATGCTCTGCATTCGGAAAAGCCGCAAACTCTTCAATGACCTCATCTGCCCATCGGGTTTCCGGTGCCCAGACTATTCCAGTTGCAAACAAATCTGCAACCGCATTCACTCTTGCTATTTTATCGTTCCCTCTCGATGGGCTAAATTCTGATACAGGAATCCCCATTGATCTCAATTCAAAGATTAAGGGTGTTCCTGCGGCTTTCGACTCGACAATGAACGCATCGGGTTCATACTTCTGCCATGTCTTATAAGCCACTTTTTTCAGTTCTGGAAACTCCAATCGTTCTTTAAACGCATCGAGCAAAATCAAATTGGGAGCCATTCTCCCATCTTCATCGCCTGTGTAAAACACTCCCCATGTCGTGCAAGCCGAATAGTCGGCACGCTGTGTTTTAAGAAATGCGGTGTCCCAAGACTGAATTAAAAACTCACAATGCGGTGGTCGATCTTCTTCCCATCGATTCCACCACTCTCTTTTAACCAATGCACCTTCTTCACTGGTTGGGTCTTGCTGATATTGTGCAGACCATTTTGAAACAGGAAGCTCTTCTTTAAGGGCTTCAAGTTCTTCTATCTTCCAAAAGCCGGGCCAAAGTGACTTGCCTGAAGGCAGGATTGCAGGAAACTCAATGACTCTCCATTCTTCTCCGCCACGCTTCATACTGGTTTTCAATAGGTTTCCAGTCAAATCTCGTTTGTGCCATCGGGTCATTACCACCACAATCGCACCGCCCGGTTGTAAACGCTGACGAGGACCTGAGGTGTACCATTCAAAAGTCTTATCAAATACTTTGGGATCGGCACTTGCACCTTCCTGCTCTGAGTGTGGATCATCAATGATTAATAAATCCGCACCTTTACCAGTTACAGCACCGCCAACACCAATCGCAAAATACTCACCGCCTTTGTTGGTATTCCATCGACCCGCAGCTTTACTATCGGCTTGCAGGTTTACAGTATCAAATATCTTTTGGTAATCCTTTGAGCCAACCAAGTTACGCACCTTTCTACCGAAACCCACTGAGAGTTCTGCGGTGTGTGCAGTCTGAATCACCTTTCCTTCTGGCTTGTGTCCTAGAAACCACGCAGGCAACAAATAAGACGCAAACTCACTCTTGGTATGTCTAGGGGGCATATTGATAATCAAACGCTTTAAATCGCCATTGACAACACGACCAAACTCTTCAGCCATGATCTTGTGGTGATCCCCTTCTATAAATGCGGGCCAAACCGACTTCACAAAAGTAATAAAGTCACCCTGACAGTCTTCTCTAAACTTGGCTTTTTGTAATTCTTCGAGTTGTTTAAGCAACTCCAGCTTCTCATCGTAAGAAAGATTGCTGATATTCTGTATTGTTTGTGAATTAATCTGCATTAAAATCTAAAAGCTCCCGCATTTGTTCTAATAAGTCCATTTCCTTGCCATAGCGTTTTTCAAACTCAGCTTTGTAAGGGTGGCGGGAAACACATTCAGTGGTATTGTAGCCAGAGCGATGATGTCCCCAGCATAGTGGTATTGTCAAAAAATGCGCCCCCGCCTTCGTCTTGCCTTCGATATGGTGCGGCTCACAAGGAGTGAATACACTCATTTCATTTCGGCAGACGATACATCCGTGTTGACAGATGAAATCCATCCACTGCTTTTCTTCACTATTGGGGTTCCTTCCTTTCACCTGAACTCAAACCCAATGTAAAACAGCAGGGCAAACAATATTCTCCATACCACTTTCCAAATCACTAATACCACCTAGTATATTACCAGCTATATCTATACCAACCTCTTAACTATCTAGTATTTAACCAGTTGGTAACTTACTAGAGACGGTATATCCACTGGATTATAGTATTTAACACCTCTTCACAGTTTCTTGTCAAGGGATTTCTGCGTGAGGTGGGCTGGTCGGAGGGTTCGATGCCCCTTTTTTAGTAAAATGCCCTTAGAAACAAGCTCATCCACTAAGGAATGCACCCATCCCACGCTTTTTACACCCAAATTCTCCGCAATTTCCTTGTATGTAGGCGCACAGTAGCGTTCAAGCCAGTAATTTTCCACAAACTCCAGTAAATCCGCCTGTTTTTTTGTTAAATTTTTTTCCACACTAGGATTCCTTGAGCTAATTCCTGATAAATAAAGGTAAATGATACCAGAATGGTAGATCAAAGAAAAGAAGAAGGGGGGGGTCATAAAAATTGGGAATCTCTTGTGCAAAACTCTATTTACAATGAACTAGGAGTCCCAAGTGCGTGTAGGGGGGGTGTGGGGGTCGTATCTTCTTGATTTATGCGTGTACGCAAGGGGGGGGGTCTTTCTACTGGTGCGGATCGTTCTACTCAGAGATGACGAGTTTCAGCTTCTCTTTGATCTCAGCTTCGAGCTCTGAAGTGGTCTTGTTGTTATTGACTGTGACATTAACCTTAGACTCAGGATTAAATATATCGATCTCTCTGTGCTTGCCTAAGAGTTCGAGTGCCTTGAGTCTGCTACTTGGGTTATCGCCTTTGGTTTCTTCTACCAGTCGCTCCACAATGTAGCGAGAGAGAGAGTGGACAGAGGTCTGTAAATTCTGTTCTTTTCTAGCGGTTAGTGTCTGCACCCTTGAGGATACCTTGGGGTTGTTTAGCAGTTCATGTGCTGATCTGTGAACTGTGCTGTCTTTTGTACCTTGCTTGACGTTATATATCTTCCTGTATGCATCTGATGCTGAGTTGCCTTTAATGTATTCTTGGCAGAATAGTTCTTGCTTACTGGTTAGAGTAGGGATTGATTTCAGTTTAGGTCGATCAGTCATAGACTGATTATATGATGCTCATCACCCCCCGATCAAGATTACAAAATGCTACCTCTATGCAGTCCTAATATTGACCAGTCATTATTTACTTTCCGATCTATGGATAAGTGATATCAATTAGATATATTAATGCTTGTATGAATATACCCATTTGATATACTTCTTATGTTGAATATCGTTTATATTTAGAGTCTGATTCAACTGGATGATAAAGGGACAAGTCCAATAGGTTAATACCGCCAAGTAGATAAGATCAAGTCCTGAAGAAAGTCAGAATTTCTTGACCGAGTCGATGCGGTGGTATCGATAAAGTGAGCGCCTTTTAGGTATAAGTTTCACTGGGTAAAAAATGAGTTTGTAGATTTCTCGTTACTGACAATTCAAATCTAGGGCTGAAACAAATGCCAACAGCAAGGATGGGAATCCGAAAATGTAAGTCTCTAAAGGGGGACTTGGAAGCATCTTCGAGATAACTGAGATTCTTGAACCCGATAGCCAGTAAATTTTTTAGGAAATTTTTAGCAGTCGATGAAAGCAGATTGATAGTGATGTCATGGTTGCCGATTCAAATATCAGGATGACTTAGATCATATCAAGAACATTAATTATCTTTATCTCGAAAGACAAGCGCCAAGAAAGCCAAGATGGAAATCATAATGAGCATTGCGAGGTCTATATGAATAGTCCTAAGAATTTATTTATAACTGGCGAGAGTGGGGTTTCTCCCCTCGCTCTCGCAATACAGTTTAGTTCGCCTTAATCATATTCATAACGAGTGTGATTAATGGGAATTATCCCAATTCATAATAGGAGAAAAAATTATGAGAAAAATTACTAAAGAAAGTTCAGAAGCATTTGTGAATTTCGAGCAATACAAGAAGTCCAATACTGAAGTAGCAATTAAGTATGGATATTCATCTTCAGATGAAATCGCTAGATTTTATTTGCATGGGAATTGTATAGCTGAAATCAATAGATCAACATTGCCTGAATGTCGGGGATTAAAATCTATTGAGATTGATCTATGCGGATGGCATACACCAACCACTAGAGAAAGAATCAATGGCATTCTTGATGCACTTCATTATGACTTTAAGATCGCTCAGAGAAATCATGAGCAAGTCTTGGTTAGAATGAAAAACGAGAATCAGCATTGTTATGTGACTGATTCAGATTTTAGCTACAGTTGGGAACAGGAATTGAAACTATCTGACGATAGTTTTGATCCCGAATTTGCTAAGAAAGTTTTTGCATCTAGCGAGTTCGTTAGTGGCACTGATCTGAATGCAATAACTGACTTTTAAATCAACTGATGAGCCTGTGAAACTCAGGCGAAACCCAATCGAAAGGTTGGGTCTTGATAATAACTTTCATATGGAGAATCAAATGAAAATAATAAATAAAAAATTCAATGTGCCTACATGGGAATTGATAGTTCACGATAACTATAAAGAATTTCTAACAGCACAAAATAAAACTTCTAAGTCTAGGCTTGATGAGGTGAATAAAGCAATCACCAAAGAAAGAAAAAGGTTGAAACAAATAATCGCTGATTATGAAGAATCAATAAATGATCTTGTTGCTTGTCGTAAAGAGTTCAAAAAAGAAATTGAACAGGTTGCGACTGAGTATAGCTTCAGAAGGAAAATCAATGCACTACTAAAGAAGCATAGCTATTTATATGTGTGTTGGAATGGTGATGAGGATGTTTATACAACTTGGGTTTACTCAGATGACTTTAGGGATGAATATGAACCTACAGGATATTCTGAAGATGATCCTTATTATGATGAACATTTCTGTGATGAATATGAAGAAGCATACGAGAGATGTTTGGTTTACATTAAGCATCACGAAAGCATTTAATAAATAACCAAAGGGGTTGAATATTGACCAGTCAATATTTGACCCCTTGCTGTATAGGAATGTAATTCCTACTGATGATTGCGAAAGCATGAAACAGCACCAATCTAATTTACATAACATAGGAGAAAATTATGAGTAAATTAAAAGCTAGTGAACTAGTCGAAGTAATCTTACATAACTTAGAGAATGCATCGAACAGTGTGCCTTTCATAAAAGGAAGCCCCGCTATCGGTAAATCTTCTCTAGTCTTTGAGATTGCTCAGACTATTGCTGACAAATCTAAACTGAAACTGATCAGGGATCATAAGGATCGACCAATCTATAATGTGAAGCCAAAGAAAAATGAATTTGGTTTTGCTGATTTTAGGGTCGCCATGTATGAGCCAATAGACTTTTCAGGGTTGCCATATATCGATGATAAAACTGGCAGTCAGAAAAGAGCATTACTGGATAATCTGCCTACAGATAAAAACAGTAAAGGTCTTTTGTTTTTGGATGAAGTAGCCCAAGCAACTCCCGCTTTGCAAAATACGATTCGCCAACTGACTTTTGAAGGTCGCATTGGCACTGATTATGTTTTGCCTACTGGTTGGAAAATTATCCTTGCGGGTAATCATTCAACCGATAGAGCGGGTGCACAAAGAATCTTGACTCACTTTCAATCTGCTTGTTTAACTTTGGAATTAGTTCCAGATACGAACGAGTGGCTAGAGTGGGGATATGGGAATAATATTAATGCTGACATACTGGCATTCTTAACTTTCCAACCTCAAGAATTGCATCAATTTGATGCTAAGAAGGAGGGTGGATTTCCCGCACCGAGAATCTGGCATCAAGTAAGTGAGATGTTGAATGGTGATCTTAGACGATCACTGATACAGCCAGTCTTAGAATCTTACTTGGGTGAAAGGGTTGCTAGAGAATTTGAAACTTTTTGTGCATTCCAAAATGAATTGGAATCGCCAACCAAAATTCTCAAAAGTCCAAAAACAGCAAAACTACCTGAAAGGACAGAGTTGCAATATGCAAGTGTCGCATCTCTGATCAATGCGGTTGAAACTCCAAAGCAATTTGAAAATGCTCTGACTTATGTAGAGCGTTTTAATGCTAAAGAATATTCAGTTTTGTTTGTCAAAGCACTCACAACTAAAGAATCAAAATTCAAAGAGACTTCGGTCTTTATTGATTGGCACATTAAAAACCAAGATATCTTGGTTTAAGTGGTCTAATCAAAACTTGATACACAATGGCACTACCTGATTTTTATCAGGGGATAAGGGTCTTTTTTGATTCTCCTATACCTTATTCGCCATTGTGTAATCCTCGTATGACATTAGTAGTCATGCCTGATGAGATACTTCGAAAGGATTATGAATCAGTTAATTAACTTTTACTTATAGGAGAATAAATATGAGTAAGAAAAATAATGACAAGAAAACTGCATTAGCAGAATCTTGTGTGAAAGTTCAGGTCACTATAAAAACTTATAGTGGGATAAAGGCTGATACCAGTGCTAGAAATGAATTGGCAGATATTAAAAATGCCAACTCGGATTTAGTAAAAGTATCTAAGCATTTATTAGACCCTGAATATCTTAAACCCCCAATTCAGGTTGGCAAACAATTCAGGAATCAAGTTATCTATAAGAAAACTTTACCTTGGATTGATGCTGACGATAAAGTTTTGGGTGGTGGCAAGTCATATGTCTCAGGAAACCGACAGGTGAAAAAAGGCGAATGGCGATTGCTACCCGCAACTGAATTGGAAGCGTTTGAGAAAGAAGTTAAGCGATATAAGAAAAACTTCGATGATGAGGTTGAAATTATATTGCGAGACTACTCAAAGAAAATCGAAGAAGCCAAGCAGAATCATGTTGGATTGGGTGATCTATTCAAAGAATATGAATATCCAACACCTAATGATCTGCGAGATAGGTATATCTTTGATTATGAAATTGGAATCGTAAACGAGTTCAATCACAAAGATATTAGAGTGGCAATATCTGAAGTCGCCAAATCTAATATCATTGCCAATCATAAAGAAGGCGAAGAAACTGTTAAGCAGAATGCCGATAAGCATACTGCAAAACAACTTGTTTCTAGCATCGAAAGATTGGCAAGTGGATTGGAAAAGTTTGATCCCAAAAACAAAAGCAAGAATCCATTAAGGGATAGTAGCTATAACGAGCTTAGAGATATGCTTGATTCAATAGATCAATATCTATTGGGTGATGATGATGATCTAAGATCAACTGTAGCTGACTTGAGAAAAGACATCATAGATGCAAAATCTCAAGACAATCTCAAGAAGGATAACAAGGCTAGGAAATCCACAGCTAAGAAACTGAGACAGGCTGAAAAGAAGGTCAAAGTTTCTGACACTGCTAAAGGATTATTTTAGTTTGGTGGGGAGTCGCAAGACTCCCCAACACCAACATCTCAGCTCCCTGAGAAATAAAAATATTTTTAGAAGGTTTAAATCAAAGCAAGTATTGACCAGTCAATATTTGTTTTGATGTAGGCATTCTGTCTGCAAAATTTGTTTATATATAGGAGAAAATTATGGATAAGCAAACAACTGCCAGTAAAGTGGCAGAACACAACATCGTCAAAGCTAGAACCTCGATCATCCAAAAGGGTCATCTTGGTATGGCTTCGATGATTACTCCTTTGATTCTGAAAGAAGTTTCAAAGGATGTATGTTCTACAATGGCAACCGATGGCACTCATATCTTTTGGTGTGAATCCTTTGTCAATGAATCGAGTCATGAAGAATTGGAATTCGTTCTAATGCATGAAGCGTTGCATTGCACTTGGGCACATCATCTCAGAAGAAATGATAGGAATCCTGAGTTATGGAATATCGCAACTGATTATGCAATCAATGGCGAGTTAAATAGATCAGGTTCAATATCCTATTGGAAGATGCCAAAGGATGCATTGTATGACAGCAAATATGATGGCAAAACTGCTGACGAAATCTACGCTATATTGCTTCAGGAAAAAGATCAGAAAGATAAAGAAAATGATCAGTCTGATAATTCTTCTGACGATGGCGATCAATCCGATGGATCATCCGATGGTGATTCTGATGGTGATTCTAATGATCAAGATCAAAGCAATGGCGGTGATAAAAAAGATGGTGATGATTTGGCGAATGCTAATGAAGGTAAACCATCTAACACTAGCCAAGCGGGTGGTGTTTGGGATGCAGTGAGCCAAGATGGAAAACCATTAACCAAGCAAGAAAATATTGATGCTCAAAGAGAATTGGCTAACAAAGTCCGATTGGCTGACAGCATGAGTCGATCTTGCGGTAGCGGTTATGACAATTCATTCAACCGAAGGGTGAATGAAATTGATGTGGAAACTGCCAACTATCTTGAGAAAATTCAGGATTGGTTGGTCAGCGTTTTCCCTGATCAAACATCTTGGAATCGACCACATAGAAACCATATATGGAAAGATTCTACTTACAAGAAAGGAAACTATCTTCCGAGTAGGGTCAGTTCAGTTATGGGTGGCACTTTGGCAATCGGTGTTGATGTATCAGGATCAACTTCTTATTACATGGATGGATTCATGTCTCAGATACAGGGGTTGGTTGAGCAATGCAACATTGAGAAGGTCAAAGTTTGTTGGTGTAGCACCATAGTTCATCATGACGAAGAAGGGAATTATTGGGATGAAGTTGACATCTCTGCGGGTGAATCTTTATTAGATATCACTCCTAGAGGTGGCGGTGGAACTGAATTAACTCCCATCTTTGAATTGGTGAATAACTATACCGATGATGTTGCTGACATACAGGGTCTAATTGTTTTTACTGATGGAGAATTTTACCCAGTAAAAGCAAAACATGAGCCTGATATTCCAGTCCTATGGGCAACCACTCGTATGGATTGGGGTGTGACTGAATCTGAGTTTGGGGAAGTAATCCATCTACCGCCCCATTGCCTAACAGCAGACTTAGATTTAGCTAGTTAGGATTGGTGCAAAAAGGGGGGTTTTAAGGGTATGTTATGCCCTTACTACCCCTCTAACTTTGCATTAGACGAGCAATGGTGAAGCCATTTTTTGTGAGATTCGTCTTAATAGCATCATTTGGTGTTATTAAGGGGAATTATCCCAAACTCAAATAAGGAGAATTAATATGAGTGAACAATCATTAAAAGAAGTAGCAGTAAACCATGACGACATTGAAAAACTAGAAACTGCCTTAGACTACATTATGTATGTGGCTAGAACAGGCGGTCATGTTTTTATGCCTGAAGATAAAAAAGACTTTAAGCCTTTTTTGTTAAGTGAGATAAAAAGATTTCTCAATGAAGTCATAGAGGATTGCATTCAGGAAAATCCTGAAGGTGCAGAAATATACAAACTAAAACCAACTGATGATTAGCTGAAATGCTATGAAAGCCAATCGCAAGATTGGCTATTGGTGTCAGTGTAATGCTGACTAAATTAACTTTCATTTATAGGAGATAAAATATGAATGAGATAATCGATGATCTAAAGATCAAAGAAAAAAACATTCACAAGCTGAAAGGATTTCTTGATGACAATAAGTTCTATGGAAAAACTACTGGCTTTGCTGAAAGTCTTTTCAAGCACTTTGAAAAGAGAGGTGAATTGTCTGACAAACAATGGCATTGGGTATTGAAACTTGTTGATCAAGTTCAGAATCCAAAGCAAGAAGAACCTGAGAAAAAACTGCCTAATATAAATGGTGTTTATTCTCTGCTCAGACGAGCGGTATCACCAAAGAATAAATCATTCCCTAAATTGTGGTTAAGACTTGATGACCAAGATATAAAAATATCCAAAGCATCAAACAAGTCTAGGCACAGAGGAAAACTATTTCTCAGCAACGGGAAGTGGGGATATGAAAATATTTACTTTGGGCGTATCGAAACCGATGGCGATCTTTACTTATCAAAAGATGGCAAAGAGGTTCAGGAAAAACTAATCGATCTATTAAATAGATTGGTTAGTGATCCTGAGAAAGTCGCAAGTGAATATGGAAAACTCACTGGCAACTGCTTTGCTTGTCATAAACAACTGTCCGATGACCGATCTATTGAAGTAGGTTATGGGAAAGTTTGTGCTGATAAGTTTGGATTACGTTGGGGATAAGTGATGATATTGACTGGTTGTTTTAATAATGACCAGTCAATATTTGATTTCTCGTATGGTTTCCCTATTTACGTTTTGATAAACACTCATTTTGGGTGATGTCTAGGCATTACCCGACATGAGAAAATGCATTAGAACGTAAATAAGGAGTCCATTTTTCCTAGAATTAGTATGAAAATGCTAGTTTTGGGTGGATTTCTATTAATGGGCGATTCATTCGCCTTAATTTAATCTTACTATATAGGAGACAAATTATGAGTAAGAAAAGAACTGTGCCATCTTTTGTAGCAGATGCTTATTTAGAAGCATTAACTATTTATGGCTACGACACTATGAACCATGAAAAGTATTGCTTTTCTGTAGATCACTTTATAGATAACTATAAAGAATTTGCCAAAGATGATTTCTTTTGGATATTTCATTCCAAAGAAGAAAGAGATTCTTTTGCTTTAGATTCTTACAGAGAAGAATTAAATTGCGATTTTACTTATGGAGAAGCCAAAGAATATTTAGATGGCTTGAAAGAAATCGATCTTGATAAGGCGGTGTCATCATGAGTGCCGAAATTTTGATAGACGAACAAGATCAAGAAAATTGGAATGTAATTTTAGATGATCTTAGAGAGTCGGGAATAATCAATATGTTCGGTGCGCCATCTTGGTTGCAAGATAATTTTTGTGTTTCTAAAAAAGAATCGCAACAAATTTTCAACAACTGGACAGAAACTTACAATCGCTAGTTATAAATAAATAAAACTTGACCCTATCGGTCTATGTCTTTTTAGATGTGGATCGGTAGGGTCTTTTTTTTTGGTCTAAATTTTGGGGCAAATCTAAAATATTTTTACAGGGAGATGGCAAAAAGTGAAAATATTTTATTTTTGGTGTGGGAGCTGACGGGAGTTTTTCCAAAGCCGTGTAAAAACTAAAAATATTTTTTTACCCCAGCAACGAAAAGTTCTGCATGGTTTGGTCGGTATATATTCCAACACTACCTTTAACTAAATATTGACCAGTCAATATTACACGCACTAAGATACCAAGAAGTTATTGTCATACTTATTTGGAGTTAGTCTTTTGATATCTTTATGATTGCATTATTTGGTTAAATCATTATAATTTGTATTAAATATAAACGCATTCAGAGTAATTATCATGAGTAAAGAAAAAGACATCCTAACACCATCACAGATTGAGCCTAATCTTCCTACAGATTATTCAACTCCTAGTGCTCACTGCAATCTGTCTGTTTTGCAAGAAGCAGAGGAAACAAACTCCATTCTAAAAACAAAAAACGAAGGTGCTGATCCTGAATATGTTGCCCTGTTGGATGAAAAAGGAAAGATGCAACAAGAAGGAGTATTAGCAGATAAGAAAAAAACAAGCAGAAAACCTTTAGACAGGCAAATTGTAGAGAAATTTCTAATCAATAGAGAGTTTAATATTGATGAAAAGAAAGGTCAGTACATAGATCACAGAGGTCATGTAAGAACAGAAAAAGAAAGAAAATATCCTGTAGATGTTCATCTACTCAAAAAAATATGTGCTATGCATCCCATCGTAAGGAATGTTCACAAATTAGTAAACATTTGTGGCTTTCATAAAACAATGTATGCAAGACTCAGCCCCGCAAGTGCAACTGTTAGAAAAGCAATCAACAAAGAAATGATGACAAAGATTGCTGAAATCTTAGAGCTAGATGACTGGAGAATTTTAATAGACCGAGAAGAATTAGATGCTCTGTCGAAAAAAGAGCAGAGGATAAAGCAGATAAAAGAAGATATGGAATCTTACAGAAGCAAAATTCAAGGCTTGCAAAAAGAATTAAAAAAACAAAAACGAGGAGTAAACGATGATTAAATATTTTTGTGACGACTGCGAAAAGGAAATGGTGATAGACCAACATCCTTTGGATATTGATTGTGAAGTGGCAGAGGGGGTCGATCTTTTGTATCACGAAGAGGGAATACAGGTTGATTCATACGACAGAAGAAGAGATGAGGTCAGCTATCAACATCAATGCAAAGAGTGCCATCTTAAAGTAAATAAAGAAGAATCCTTTTATTATGATTGGGGTGTAGCATGACCGAACAAAGAGAAGAGATTAAACAGTTTTTTGATAGAGGGGTTTATGCAACCATCATTCATTACAAGACTCAAACGAATGGACATTGGGGTTATAAAACAGAATGCTATGTCTATGACAGTGAGTACAGAGCGATTGAACATGGACAAGATGCCATCTTTGACCGCAAACTATATTTCAGCGAAGAGCAACTAAGAAAGGCATTGGAGTTCCTAGCAGAAAACAAACGATACGATTTCGCATCCAACTTTGTTGAGGTGGTTAAAGTATCTAATATTGACCAGTCAAAATTAAGGAGTGCAACATGACTGAATTACAAAAAGAAGAGACACATAACTTTATGTGCAGATTATCACAAGAAGATCACCAAAAACTTAAAGTGATCTCTAGTGCCTATAACAGAAGCATGACTTCTCAGATCAGACAGCTTATTCAAGATTGCTATCGAGAGCATGGCGATGGTATGGAAGAACATTTAGCGGGAAGATTGGAACAAGCAGAGGGAGTTAAAAACAGAGAAGATGATGCAATGCCTTTCTAGCGAAACGAATGCAGAATCATTTTTTGTAGCTTAACTTCCTGTTGGGTTTTTCTTTTGGGAAACCAATAATCTGATAGGACATCCAAGCCAAACCTCAAGGGGTCGATCTCATGATCTCTTGGGGTTTTTTCTTTGGCGACCACATTCCATAATAAAATTTCAACTCTCGGACTTGCGTTCTTTTGTAAATATTTTTGCACGCCAGACAAGATCAAAGCTCTGGTTGGGGGTTGTGGTGGGGAAAAATTATTTTTCATATCACGAAACTCCCAAGAAGGGCTTCCAACATTTGCACCAGACTTGAAAATTATTTCTGTATATTTCTCACCAACATGGTGTTGGTCTACTGTGATTTTTTTTTCTATTAAGAGTTTGTCGATTGGCACTTGGTCAGTGACTTTCATATGGTGAAAAGGACTATGCTCTCCCTTTCTGAGAGAGTAAGAATGTCTTGATCTTAACTCTTTATTGCCTAATTCATTAACGACAATCTTAGAAGTCTGTTGTCCATTCGTAATCTTCGTCAAAGCCCATGTCCTCTGAGATTTCATCAAATCTACCACTATTTAAATCATATCGCAACTTAGCAACTCCCTGACTGCCTTGAAAATTCCATCTTACTTTCTGAACATGGACATCGGTATCGCTATCATTTCTAACAACACTTATTAAGAAATCGGCTTTGGTGTACCAAGAGATTGACCCCGATATGTCAAGACCTGTAGCAACTAGATTGTCTCTGTTTGCGGGCTTGGCGGGGTGAGCGACAAAGAGGACAACAGACTGAGTTTGTTTAGCCCATTGAGTGACTTTGGTTAATAACTTATTGATCGCTTCGGTCAACAACTGATTGCCTTGCTTGATGTCTATAAAGTTAAATGGATCAATCACTAGAACAGAAGTGTCTGCTCTGAGCAATGCGCTTGATGCAAAGTCTAATATGCCATCAATCGTAAAAGGACTGCCCGCTTGGTGATCTTGGAATACAAAGTTATTCTCAATAAACTCTAAAGCATATTCCATTTCTTCCTGATTCATTCTATTGTCTTTGCCTTTGAAGAATGGCTTACCAACAATCTTAGATGCCAACTGCAATGCATGAAGCTGTGGCGGTTTCTCGAAGGATGCAAAGCAAGTTTTCATTCCCTGTTTCGCAAGACGAATGCACATCTCATCAACTAGTTCTGATTTACCATGAGACGGGTAGCCCGTTACGACATACAAATTTGATGGGTTGAAGCTGATCAACCTATCCAGTGATGGCAGACCCAACTGCACACCCTTTGGATATCCATGATCGTATAATTCCTGTATTGAATCTTTGTAGGTGTAAATGGTGTTCAATCCCGCAAGAGGTAATGGTGTTGCGTTCTCAATCGCATCAACAATTTTCTCTGTCCCGCCTGTCATTAAGACTTCATTCACATCCTTGTATTGACCGAGATCAACTTCGTAAGACTTGGCTTTTCCAATCCTTCTTCCCAACACTTCCTTTAAAGAATCTCCCGCAGTATCTTGATCGGTCAGTAAGATTGACTGGTCAATATTTGACAAGATCGTTTCTGCATCACGAAGATAATCGTACTTTTTATCGTCTGCTGTGTTGTCTTTTACTTTCGATGGCGCACCATTTGGGACTGATACAATGAGAGTATTGTGTTCATCCTCACCGAATCCTATTCCCGCAGTCGCTAGACTCAGGACATCCATCTCTCCCTCTGCAATTATTATTCTTTTCTGCCCATTGAGTTTTTCTGGCAAATTGTATAAAGTTTTTGCACCGCCTTTTGTTTGAGTGAAGTATTTGTGTTCATCACTTGCCGATCTCCATTTGATCGCATAAGTCACACCATCTTTCTTGTATGGAAAACCAACGCTCGGTAGTTCACCGCTTCCATTAAACTTATGTTTCGAGAAGATAATCCCAAACTTTTCAATCACCTCTTCTGATATCCCCCTAGCCATCAGCCAGTCTTTCGCAGTATTGTCAGGCTTGAAAACAGTGGTGTCCAACGCCTTAAAAATATTTTTGTTTGGCGGAACAGCGTGCGTCTGTCTTTCCGAAACTCTACCCTCGATGCCACAATGATGACAGCGATACAAAGCACAATCCGAAGAGACTGTGATTGATAATGGTCTATCTGATTTGTTTTTCTTTCGGGCTGAACTACACGAAGGACATTTGGTTTTGTGACTGCCGAAATCTAGGCTTTTTGAAATTGATAATAATTCATTCTGAAGATTGGTGCTTACATCCATAATAATACCTACTGGTTATATACTAACTATTACTTAACTAACAGTATATTTACAGACTGGTATTATACTAATACTAGTATATACTAGTTATAGCTGATTTTGATTGGGTCAGCTTATTCATATGAAATCTCCTATATGAGAAGAGTCTACTGAACTAGTTTTTAGTAGGCTCTGTCATAGAGAAACTATCAAGAACACTGATCGCATTTTCAGCTAATACTTTTCTTTCTATCTTTGGTCTTTTCGACATTTCTAAAAAGAACATTGCCAAATAATCAGGATCAACTTCTGCACTATCGCATATCATTTTAAACTCCTCACCATTTGCAATCCAATCTGCAACATCTGTCACTCTTTCTGAATCTTTTGAATGGAAATCTCTAATGGCTTGCTTGAGTATTGCTCTGCAAATATCAAATGCCATTTGTTCATCTGTCGATAACATTTACTTCTATCTCCGCTCTTGGATTCTCTTTGTCGATACCATGAAAAATATGTTTTTCTTTAACGCTTCTATCGTTCTCATAAATCCTACCTTGCATCAAATCCAGTATTAAACTTTCATCTAAATCAGGTCTGCGATTCTGATAATAAATTGTAATCGTGACCGAAACATCCTTCTCTTTTGGTATCAATGTTTCTTGTTGTGGGCACTGCCAAGCAAAATCTTCAGAGTATTTAAGGGCTTGTTTTGACTTAATAAATCGTGGCTTCCCACCTATCTGAACAAGCCTTCTACTGTTGGCTTTGCTGTAGCATTGTCCTTTAACAACAAACCTAATACTATCACCCATTAATCACCTACACAAGAAATTTAGCAACAATCTATTGACACCATCTATACAATCTATATACTTTGTATTTCACAAGGAACTCAAACAGGACTTTTTATGAACAAAACAATTACGCCAGTTGTTGAAAAATCTGCACTCCCCACCAAAAAAAGATCGACTTGGAAATGGAATCTACCCCTTGAGTCTATCAAAAAAGGGGAGCTGATAAAACTCGAAATGTCAGAGGATGAAGCCAGAGATAGTAGCAACACAATCAGAACCATTGTCCACAGATTCCAAAAGAAAACTCCATCAAAGAAATTTACAGTCAGGCTAGTCATCAACGATGTTGCTGAAGAGTTGGATTGGGAAGGCATAGGCATATGGAGAACTAGGTGAAGTACACCAACAAACACAATCTTCCATCTGTAGTGGTTAATGCATTGATGCATGATACTTATTCTTCTGCGGGATCGGACTACAGCATGACCACACTGATAAAAGCACCGCAACAAGTCATACTGGAAAGAGAAAATCAAAGCGCATTGACACAAGATGTTTCTGATCTAATATTTTCAAGAACTGGAACTTGGAATCACGATGGTCTTGAGGCGGGAAACAAAGACAACAAAGATGTTATCTGCGAGAAGAGACTTGCGATAGAGATTGATGGTGTAAAGATATCAGGCGCAACCGATGTATATGATCGTATTAAACATCATGTCATTGATTATAAAACCACATCATACTATGCAGTCAAAGATGCATTAAAAGGCGGTGCTGTAAAGCCTGAGTGGGAAAAGCAGACCAATGGCTATGCTTATATGTGGCGAGCAAATGGCTACACAGTCAGAGGAATTAAGATCATTGCGATACTCAGAGATTGGAGTCGTGCAAACTCATTCCGAGATAAGAACTATCCACCTACACCGATAGTTCAATTGAATGTTCCATTGTGGAATGAGCAAAAGCAGAAATGGTATTTAAGAGATAGGGTTGATCTTCATGAGTTGGCAAAAGCTGAATATGAAGTGAGCGGGGAAACTAACGAATGCTCTGATGAAGAACGATGGAAAATACCAGATACTTGGGCTTTGAAGCTCAAGGGTAGAAAGAGAGCAATCAAGGTTTATAAATCAGAAGCAGAAGCACATCAGAATATGGACAGCGAAGAACACTTTGTTGAACACCGAGAAGGTAAAGCAAACAAGTGTGAGAACTATTGTCCATGCAGAGATTTTTGTCCTCAGTATGAAGCTGAGACTAAATAATGACCAGTCAATATTAAAGGAGACTACTATGGCTAAAGAATTAACATATAAAGAAGTTTGGGACACACTCTCAAATGTCGATTGTTCAGAGCATATCGAGAAGAAGATGAATTTATCATATCTCTCATGGGCTTGGGCTTGGGGAGTGCTAATGGAACACTATCCTGATGCGACCTTTGAGTTTGGCGCATTCACTACAGCAGACGACACGATGCACGATGCAATGTTTTATCCCGATGGAAGTGCCAGTGTGTTTGTCACAATAAGTATACAAGGATTGAAAAGATCAATGTGGTTGCCTGTAATGGACAATCGAAACAATGCAATTTCTAATCCAACATCAAGACAGATATCTGATGCGAAGATGAGATGCTTGGTCAAGTGCATAGCGATGTTCGGTCTTGGTCATTATATTTTTGCGGGAGAAGATTTGCCTAGCGAGAAAAAAGAAAGTGGTTCAGCAGACAAACGTGATGATACCTCCAACCCACCCCCAAGTGGTGAGTCTGCTGAATCCAAAGAAGATGTCGTTGATGAAAAATTCATAGAGATAGTCGAGACATTTACTGAAGATGTTGAGACAGTTGAATCTCTTGAGGAGTTCTTCATTGACAACAAAGATGAGTTTAAGAAACTCAAAACAACAAGCGAGGAGACATACAACAGATTGATCTTGTCGTTTGCTAAAACTAAAGACGATCTAAAAAAAGGAGACAGAAGATGAATGATCGAATTAAGGTTGAAGGTGCAGTATTTGCGAACACCTATAAAAAAGCAAAGAACCATCCTGATTTTACAGGCAAGATCGAACTGAGCAAAGCTCTATTGAAAGAGTTGGTCGAGAGAGCGAAAGCCAATCAAGACATTTCAGTAAGCGTTGCAATGTGGGATCGTACTTCTAAAGATGGAAAGATATATAAGTATGTTTCTGTTGAGCTTCCTGAGATCAAGGAAGAAGAAGTCGAAGTCTTTGAAGATGAGATACCATTTTGAGTGCTCTAAGTTTTGAAGCTGTAAAGGTTCGGATTACTCAGAACAAACAGGGAGTCTATCTGGTGCTTAATGTCCATCCAGACGAAGTGCCAGAGGACTTGCTGAGAAGTTGGGTTGGTCAGAGATACTACTGCGCTATGGTAGGCATACAAGAAGATGAGACTCCTGTTCCACATCAGCCAATCAGAAAGAAAACAAGCGGTCAAAAGTATGTGGATAGAGCGGGGATCATGGCAAGGGAAAAAGAATTTTGGGAGTTTGCAGAAGTCGAGAACGAAGAAGATGCTTCTGAGTTTATAAGAGAATTTTGCAACATACATTCAAGAAGCGAACTCAAGAACAACGAGTTTGCTCAGATTCTTTTTGATGACATTAACAAGAAATATAACAAATGGTATGAGCAACATGACAAATAAATACATAGTAGAAATTGAAGTCACAGGCACAGAGATATATGAAATCGAATCCGATGTTTCTTTAACAGAACATGAACTGGTTTACAGAGCAATCAATAAGGATAAGCCTGATAATTGGAAAACAAATGGTGATTCACCTTACAGTATTTCTGTAATGGAAGGGAAACTAGAAATAGATGAGTCTTTAAAATGAAAAAGAAAGCAAAGCAAGACGACAAGATCAATCCGCCTTATTACAAGAAAGGAATACAGGTGACTGACTTTATACTTTCTCACGATCTTGGTTGGTGCGAGGGGAACATCATAAAATATATTGTCAGACACAAGATCAAACACGAAGAGAATCCGATACAAGATTTAACAAAAGCCAAGTGGTACTTGGAAAAACTAATTGAAGAATTAAATGACACAGAATGGGCTAAGAATCCTAAAGACTAGAGGAGACTACCACAAGGTTTTAAAGACATAATGAGCCGAGAAGAAGAAATGTTTGCGCGTTGTTGGAACGACTCATGTGTAGGTTGGGGGGAATAACCCCCTCAATTTAATTAGGAGATAGAAATGAAAGTGTTAGGTTTATTTATATTTTTACTAGGAATGTTTGTATTCACAAGCGGTTGGGTACTTTTAGATTTGGCATCTATGCCATTGAAGGATGATCTTTATTCATTAGATGTGTTGGGATTCTTTAACAATATGTTTTCGTTAGACCCAAACGTTGCAAGTTTTCAGTCTATTATGTCTTTACTGTTTATTGTTATGGGATGTTTCATTTGCTATAGCGGTAGCATTTTAATCAAATATTGACTGGTCAAAGTTTGGAGAACAAATGGAAAGGTTTAAATACTTAAAGAATTTAACAAGAGATCAAAACTACAGTCATTGGAGACTGTCTAACTCAAACGAAAGGCTTCATAACAACCAAAGGCTTTTATCCGAAGAAGAAGCGAGAGAACTATTTGACAAGTATTATCCCGATGACGAAAGAACTAAGTGAAAGAAAAGAAGATTGGTGGGCATGGCATAGGTTAAACCCTCATGTATGGAGATTGTTTGAGAAGTACAGTTTCGAGGCAATCAAGAGCGGTAGAGAGAACTACAGTGCATGGGCAGTCATTCAAAGGATTCGTTGGCACACAACGATAGAAACACAAGGTGCAGATTTCAAAATATCAAACGACTATATAGCTTTCTATTCCAGATTGTTCC